TCACCAGTTCTTGCTCGTGCTGCTCCAAGTCTTGCTGCACTCTCTTGTTCAGACTGTCCTGCTATTCTTCCTAATCTTACTTGTTGTTCTTGAATACCTAATTGTGTAGCCTCAACTACATCTGTAGCAGATACGCCTGTTCTACCTTGTCTTCTAGCCATAGCTAAAAATGATGGTGCTGCTTGGAATCCTTGTCTTGCTTGTTGCCTGGATAAACCTTGTTGTCTTAATTGTTCTGCTTGTTGTACATCTATGTCAACCCCTGCTAACAAAGCCTCACCACCAATCTCTGCACGAAGAATATTTTGTGATATTATATCTGCTCCTGTTATAGCACCAGTCTGTAAGTCTTGACTTATCTGTGGGTCTATAGCACTAGCTATAATCTCTGCATCTGTAAGTGTCTTACCAAAAGTTTCTTGATAGAATTGTTTTACTTCAGGTATAGCTGTAACTACCTGTTGATAAACTTGATTTATTCTTTTACCAAACTCTACATTACTAACAACATTTGTAATCAATGTTTCTATTCTGTCTTGTGTAAGAATTAAATCTGCATTTAAGCCTATTGATTCTATCTTTCTTTTGTAAGCATCTACTAAATTAAGATACTCTGATTCACTATATTTTACAGATACACCATCAGGATTTATGTTCCCAGGAAAGCTAGTTTGATATTCTGTTGATTGTCTCATAGCTATAATTGCCTCATTAGCATCTTGATTGTTTGCAATAAAAGCATCTATATAAATATCTATCAAAGCACTTGGAAATGATGCACCAAATTTTTTTTGAACATTAGTTCTTAATCTTGCTTTAGCTTGTTCTGTCAATGCCATTATGTAGGTACTCCTCTAACTACTGATGAAGGAGCTATGCCTTCAATAATATTATCTTCTACTCTATCAAAGACTGTCTCAATATTATTATTCAAACCATACTCAAGAAGTATTTTATTTATTTCTTCCTGGTCATTTGACCTTAGTATATTTATAAACTCAGGTTTCTTTTCATCTATTCTTTCTCCTAAGAACTGAAATGAATAGTTACGCCATGGTGATGCAATATCTTCGTATGTAAGATTTTCATCATACAAGTCTGTAGAAAACAATGCTTTTCTAATTGCTTTCAATCTTTCTTGTACTTGTGCCTCACCAATTTGAGGTGATTCTGCATTACGAATCATAGATGCAAACTCTGATATGTTTGCTGATTCAAACTCTGCAAAGGTAGGACCTAACCATTTCAATGCAAGTTCTTGTGCTTTAGCAAAACCTGCTTGAGTGGTTTCAGGTGCAACTCCACCGACTACACCTTCTAACCACCCTTTGAGTTGATTGTCGACAGTTATACCTGCCATTGGGTCTCCAATAGCTTTGGCTTGATTTACTGTATGTAACTCTGTCCAGTTTCCATTAGATAATTGCAATGCAAAAAACTCTATCAGACTTTCTCCATCAGGATTAAATATTGAATCAGCATTTGTTACACCATTTTGTTGCAACAAAGTTTTTGCACGAATAATATTATTATCTAATAGAGCTTGTGCATCTGCAGGTAGTTCTCCTATACCTCTTCCTTGTGAAACTAATAACCAATCTCTTTGTTCTTTTGTATGCGTTCTCCACCAGTTAGTTCCTTGCCACTCATAATCTTCTATATCTCTGTCTTCTATTATTCCTTCTAACCATAATGTATAAAGTTCCTCATCTTCCATCCATGGTTGTACATTTTTAATTCTTTGAAAATTTGCTACTAACGAATCAAAAGGATTAGCTAAACCTAATTTAATGTTTGCATCTATCTCTGTGTAATCACCTAAAAATAAAGAGTTATACCACTCGTTAGAATCCGAGTCTACACTTCTAACGCCTGGCATACCTGTTGTATAAAATGTTCCAAGTTGTTCATCACTTGCTTGGTATCTAACAAACATATCTGTTCCTGGGATACCAAATACTAAAAACTTTTGTCCTGTTTCATCCTGCCAAATCTGTGAACTCATACGACCTATTTGGTCTCCTGATGTTGAACCTAAAAATGAACCTCCACCTGCTCCTGTGTTTCCCTCAAATAAAGGTACAGGACTCAAAGAATATCCATTAGATAATGCTGACTGTAAATCTGATTTGCTGAATACTCTTTCTCCGCCTGATGGAGCATCACCTCTATATATTGCTATACCATTTTTATAATCATCAGCAGTAAATCCAAACTCATCTCTATCTCCTGATTGTGTTGATTCTGTAGGTGTTGATGTTGTCGCTCCTGATAAAGCATCTTCAAAAGCATTTGATTCATCTACACCCATTTCATCTGTAGTTTGTATGGTTGAATCTTCTGTTCCTTGACCACCTTGTCTTGCTATTTCTGTTTTAAAAGCAACTGCCTCTAATGAACCTGCTTGACTTGGTACTTGTGATTCAAAATCTGCTCTTACTGATTCTGCTCTTTCTGCAGCATCTAATAATCTTTGGTCAGCACTGACTGGAAGTGTAGCTCTAAGTGCGGCAATCCTTCTTTCATATCTTCTTTTTTCATACTCTTCCATGGTTATAGAACCATTTATTAAAGCAGTTACATCATTGTAATCTGTTGACATCAGTCTTCACTTCCTGGTAAATATTCTTGTGCTATTCTACCATAGACATCTTGAAACAATGTTTCATGTATTTCTTTAGTTAAAGCGTAACCAATAGAGTATTTATCTGAGTACGCATCTTCTGTAAACCCATCCCAAAATGCTGATTTAAAACTTTCTTCATCTCCTCTATTTTTTGCCTCTGACAATCCTTTACCTACATCTGCTGCAAGTAAAGCCATTTCATAAGCTGTATATGCTGCTAATGCAGGTGCAGATATAAAAGCTAAACCTAGTTTTGGTAGTAATCTTTTTATACCTTGTTCTATAATTACATCTCCTGGAGCAACTGCAGTCATACCTGTACCAAAACCAACCTTTCCTGCTTTCTTAGCAAAATCTAAAGCTGTTCCTGATATGTGTCTTCCTACATCTGTATTTTTCAAAACATCTTCTGCTTGTGCTAATTTATTTTTATCAACAGACCTAGCAATATCTTCAGGTGTATCTGCAATCTTTCTAAATTCAGGAGGGGTAAAGTAATCTTGAGGTAAATTTTTTATAAATCTTTGCACATCATCTACAGCATTTGTAGGTGTGTCTGATTCTAGTAAATAATTATATTGTGCAGATAATTCTTTTTGAAAATTTGACATACCTTCTGGTTTTTTTCTTGGGTCAATAGGATTACCTTCTGCATCTAAATCCCAATTTTCTATGTCTGCTAATACTGCATCTTCTATTGGTGAAGGTTCTTTGTAATCAAATAAAATAATATTTATACTTTCTAATTCTCCTGGTCCATAAGGTTTAGTTAAATTATATTGGTCTTTAAATAATTCAAGTTTATCTGCAACTTCTTTATTAGTATAATCTAATAATTGCTCTGCTCTATCAGCAGGAAGTCCTTTAATAAATTCATCATAATCTAAATATCTTTTAAGTAAACCCTCTTGTAAAGGTGGAGTTTGTATTTTATTTTTAATAATTCTTTCTAGTCTAAGTCTTTCATTTACTACATTTTGACCAGGATTATTAGGTGTTACTCTTAAAATTAAACTATCCATATATCTTTCACCTAAAGGAGTAGGTCCACCTGGAGCTTTCTTAGGTATCTCTCTTAATTCTGTATCAGGAATATTGAATAAATTAGGTTTGCCTCCTATTCCTTGTTTAAGTATTTGTAATTGTGCGTTACCTCTTGTCATATTAGATACATCAAAAAATTTTGCTGTTCTACTATCTAAAACCTCTACTTTAAAATCAGGATTTTTTTCAACATAATCTAATAAAGCTACAGTTGGTGTCATGTGCATAGGTTCTGTAACAGCTATATCAAATATACTTGAATAATTATCAACACCAAGATTATTCTTAAACACATTCAATGCTCTACCTCTTATATCTAACAAAGCTAACTCCTTAGGTGTGTTAGTTTTTAGTAAATTTCTTTTTGTTATGTAATCTGTTTCGTATTGTATTGGTACTCCTGCAGTTCTGATTGCAGAATCTGAATTTGCCATCATTCTAAAATCATCTTCTGCATCTTTTTTGAGTTCTAAAACATCACTTGTAAATTCTTTTAAGGTAGCAAAAAATGGTTCAATTCTTCCAGTGGGTGTAAATGACAGATTTCTTTCAGCTAGTCTTTTAAAAAAAGAATTACTTGTAACAAAATCTTCATCTTGTACATTAGTTACTAAAGCAACCGCAGCTCTTCTCGTAGCTTTATTTATTTTATAATTACTCATAAGCTCTATCGAACCACCATACAAATCACTAAAATCACCATTTAGATACTTTAAATATTCTTTACGAAATGTTTTCATGTATTGATTTAGCATATTTCTAACACCATAAAATACATCATCTGTTTGAAATTCCATTATGTCGCTCATTGATTTATTATTAAAATTTTTGTAATCACCTGTTAAATTATCCATTTCAAAATTATCTATTATGTCTTCAATTATTTTTCCAGTATCTTTAGAAACATCTACAGCATTGTTTAACTCAATCATCAATCTATTTCCTAAACTTTCTCCTCCCAAAAAACCTCTTGTCAGCTCTGATTGTATTCTAAAATATTGTTCTATAATTGAGTCTTTTATCATTCCTATGTTTAAACCTATTTTTTTACCTTCTACATCTGTAAGTTCTTGTAAAGTTTCTAATGATTCTATTTTTTTACTAACTGGTAGTTTATTAAATACTTCAAGTGCCTCATCCAAAAATGGTTGGTTGTTATCTAATATAAGTTTTAACTCATCATCTAAATTTCCTGCATTTTTTACAATTTGATAAATTAAATCTCCTGTAGGATTCATTACATCATCAGCATTTTCTAACATACTTGCAGTAGGATAAAAACCAATACCATTATTTGATACATCTATATCAAGCATGTTTGATATTAAATTTAATTCTTTGTACTCAGGTAATATTTCTAATAAATCTAAAATAAATTTTTGAGTATCTTCTATTCCTGGACCTAATTTACCTCTAACATATTCATCTAGTAAAAAATCTTTTGTACTTTCGTGAATATAATCTAAAGAAAAAATACTTTCTGCAGCAATCTCTCTTACGCTTTTTGGGTTGATACCATTATTTGCAAATAAATTATCAATTTCGTTTAAAAAAGATTGATACTTACTGTCGCTCATATCTAAGCCTTATTTCTTCATTTCTTGCCCTAGATACAATATCATTTAACTCTTTAGTTGCATCCTTATCTCCAACAGAATCAATTATATTTTGTCTGTTTTCTCTACGCCATTCTTGTAAATAATTAGGATTTATTTTAATTGCATTCTTATCGAATGGTGTAAATTTACTTGCCATACAATCCCCTTAATATATCTAATGCAACTTTTTGGTCATCAGATAGTGTCTCTCTTTTTCTATCCATACTCATGTCGTTAGATATATCAGGTAGATTCTTTGCTCTTCTCTGATTGTTTATTGCTGCTTGTATTAGTGCAACCACTTGACTTTCTGATTTAGCTACTGCATTTGTAAAATCAACACCTTGACTCCATATATTAGAAATCACAGAACCTGCTCTTACTTGGTCTTGCATATTGCTTGGATTAACATCTCTTACATTACCTGCTCTTACTTGGTCTTGCATATTGCTTGGATTAACATCTTGTATTGGTGAAGGGTCAAAGCCTTCTTCAGGTTCAGGTATTCCTCGGTCTTGGTCTAACATTGCCAATTCAATCTCCAATCTTTTTACAAGTCCAGGAAAGTTTTTTCTATCTTGTTCAGTTAAAGATGTCTCCCAAACTTCTTGTATTTTATCTTCATCATCTAACAGTAAAGCATCATAGAATTTTTTACTAGATACTTTGCTCGGTCTGTTAAAAGTAGCTATTACCATAGTATCAAATTGTTCTTGAGTAAATGTAAGATTATAATTTTTTAACCTTTGGTTTACAATACGAACAATCTCTTTTAAATCTTCTTTTAGTAATTGTTCTGCTTTATCCTCTGTAATTACATCACCGATATCAAACTGTTCACCACCTGATAAATTACTGTGTCCATATCCAATAGATACTGATGCACCATCTTCATAAGCCTCAAGCTGTAAAGTCTCAAGCTCTTTTATGATTACTATCGCAGGAGGCGATACATCCATTTCCATTATCTCTTGACACCTGCTCTAAATAAATTTGTAAGATTAGAAACTGTCCTTGCACCTCTTGACCTTATCTGTTCACCAACTTCTTGTTGTCTTGCTGCCTCTTCTCTTGGTGCAAATACTTCTTCTTCTATATCAGATAAGTCTTCTGCAAGTTGTTCTGTATCAGGTTGTTCTCCTGGTTCAGGAGGTAAGTATGTTCCTTGTAAAGGATTTGTAGGGTCAAATACTAAATTACCTGAGGTAGCAGGTTTGAGTCCTTCTATCTCTGTGTTAAACATATCTAATCTCTGTTGTATCTTATTAGATATGTAGTTTCTTTCTTCTGCATTCAAAGGAGCGCCTTTTCTACTTTTTGCTTTTGTAAGTAAATCATCAACAATATCATCCATTTGTTCATTGTCTATTTTTGGAGATGTAGTTTTTACAGCTTTCCTTACACTGAAGTTTGTGCGTAGTACACCAAGACTTTGTAACCAATCTAATTTACCACCATTATTCATAGAAAACTCCATAAGTCTTCTTATGCCTTTTACAAATTCTTCATCTACCATAGCACCTTGTGTTTTTGTAAGGTCAAGTAAACCAACACTTGCCATTTGATTTTTAAGTAAAACACGAACTGCAGGTTCTATATCTCTTGCCGCCTCTCCTGCTTGATATGGAAAATACACAAAGTCGTAACCTTGTGCAGTCAAGTATTGTTCTGCAGATACATCTCTTTCTACACCATCTACCTCAACTTTATACTTACTTTGAAATCCATCACCTAATGGTTTTCCTGATGGGTCTAAACCTCCTAGTACATCTAAAACAAACTGTGTAGCATCATCATTTTGTACTACATCTGATACATTAGGGTCAATGTCAATAACATCTTGTTTATCTCCATCACCTCTAGGTATTGTATAGCCTTCTATCTCTCCATTACTCATCTGATAAATCTCCTATTCCATACTTGGTAACTTCATTATAAAACACATCTTGGAAGACTGGAAGAAACTCAGGAGTTTCTTGTGAAAGCAAAGAACCTTTTTTATACAGCAAATCACGAACTTGTTGTGCCTCCTCTGTATTTGTTGTTCTTATCCAGTTAACAGCATCTTCTTTTATAGCAAAGTTTTTGCCTTTTTGTACACCAATAATTACTTGATTCCTAAAATCAAGATAATCTTTCATCTCTTTATATAAATCTAAGTTTGCAGCTCTTGGGTCTTCAACAGCTTGTTCCAATATTGGTATAACTAAATCCCAATCAAATGTTCTTGGTATCTCTTTTCCTGGAAGTTTTGTTGCTACTTCAGCAGGATTTATTTCATAAGCAAGAGGAAACATTTGTTTTAGTGTAAGTTCTAATTGTGCCATCTCTTTTTTCTGTTCTGATGCTGTATATTGTTGTGTATCCCATTTAGCTCTGTATCTTTCTTTCATTGCTCTTTCGACTATTGATGCTGCATAGGTAGCTGACCTCCAGTAAAACTCTTCTTTATTTAGTGGTGTAATGTTTCCAAGTCCTTTTTGTATTCCATAAGATGTATAATCAACATCACCACTTCCAAGACCACCAAAGAAATAAATTATACTTCCTCCATAATCTCCATATAATTCTTCATTATTCATCAAGAAATCATATTCAGGTTTTGTTCTTGCCATAGGTCCTGATTCAGATATGCTTTTACCTTTCAGTTGTAATTGTGCAGATGTAAAAGCAGAATCTATATCGTATATATCAAGACCTAGTAATCTTACAACCTCTAATGTTGCCTCATAGTCAGCTTGTTTCTGACCCATAGTAAGTGCATAGTGGTCTCTCAAATCTTGATAGAAACCATGTAGAATAGATAGTTCTACAAAACTATTCCAGGCTACACCTGAAGTTTCTTCTTGTGTTCCATACCATTCATTAAATGTACTGTTTTCTGCATCAATACGATATAAAACATTTACCCTTGGAACTAATGGGTTTATGTTTCTATCCCATGCTTTCAACCAATAAATGTTATCTCTAATTGTTGCAGCAGTGTCAAACAAAAACTCAGGGTCATCTGCTCTATCAGGATGTAGTATTGCTGCTATCTGTACAGATTGTGTTGTTGCACTAAGGTATAAATCTTCATCAAGTCCTTGTAAATCTAATTTACTTGCTATAGCGTTAAAAGCATTTTTTGCTGTAGCAGGTAATATTTCTTCTGTAAGAATTTCTCCTATGATACCTTTTAAGTCTCCATTACCCATAGATTCAAAAGGTAATCCAAATTGAAATATTGTTCTTTCTAATAATCTTCTTGTCTTTGGATTATCTCTTGTTGCAAAACCTGTAGGTATAGCAACAACTGGACCTAATGGTGGGAACAAGCCACCACCTGCAACTCCTAGTGCAGATATTGGAAAACTTCTTTTGATAATTATATTGCTTTCTTCAATACTTACATCATCTGTCCAAGTACCTCTACCTTCAGATTTAACATAATCTTCTAACGCAGTACCTCCAACAGGAAGTATTAAATATTTTTCTCCGAACTTGTCTGTATAAATATAATTATTCTCAACACCTTTTCTATATGCAAAACCAACTTGAGCAACCGCTCTAGGATTAGCTACAGACAACTGTGTCCATCTACCAAGAACTTCTCTATATGCCTCAAAGAAAGGTAATCCAACTTTATAAGCCTCTGCTACATAACCTCTTTCTAATAAGTTATATAACAAACGATTATGAAGTTCAAAAGCGTATGCAGATGCAGTTTTATTTAAATCATTAAATGTCATATTTCTTGTGGTTGTTTGTCTTATACCATCTAGGTCTAACATTGTGTGATAATCTATCTCTGTAAATTCAGAAACAATACCTGATTTCTTTGGATTGTTTAAGACTAATTTACCTGATTTAGAATCAACCATTGCAAGAAGTCCAGTTCTTTGCATAAACTCAGCTACATCATCATACTTCGTATTACCCATCTGTAATACTTTTCTTAATTCTTTTATTGTTGGTGTAGGATTTTCTTTGATAAGAGCCTTAAAATTAGTTGTAATATCAAAAGTATTTTTATCTGTTCCTGCATGAAATTCTTTTAAAACTTTCACAAACTGTCTATCTTGTGAAGAATCAAGCACACCATCAACTAAAACATTTCTTCGAGGTAAAGTAGAGTGATAAGTTCCAATCTTAGTATTTTCATCACCTAATCTAATACCACCTGCTGTTTCAATAGAATATGCTTTACTTTCTGCGTTTGCTAAATTTAAATCTAATTCAAGTTGTTGTTTACTTGTTGCTTGTAATACCCTTGGTGCGTATTTGTTATCAGCGTTGTATGCCACAAAAGTTACCGCATCATCAGTTACTTGTAGTCTTTGTTTGACAACTTTCTTCATAACTTTTTCGATATCTTCAAAAGGTATATCAGCATCATTTAAATTTCTTTTAACAGTAGAAATTAAATTTTGTGGAAGGTTAATTACATTATCAGGGTCATAATGTGCATCAAGTATATCTTGCAATGCTTTTCTTGTACCAAATCTTGCATTGCTTTCTAAAAAGTGATAGTAAGCCTGTTTAAATGTTGGTATTCTGTTAAGAGTTGCCTCAGACTGTCCAACTGCAAAAAACAAAGCATCTATAAAATTAGCATATCCATCTCTCCAACTTCTACCTGATACTTTTTTAAGACCTGGTACTGTAGCAGGTAAATCTTCTAATACTTCTAACATGATTGGTCTAATAGTTTTTTTAAGACTTTCTTTGTTAATTTGTTTTGCTACATCAAGACTTCTTATATTTACTCTTCCTACTTGCCCTTGTGCAATCATGTCAATCAAATCAGGTTGATTTGCAGTAAAATTAGATATTGTCATTTTATGATGTCTTACAAAATCAATATAATCTTGGTCTGTTTTCAATACTGGTATAACTTCTGAACCTTTGTCTACACTTCTAACAGATAAAATCTTTCTATTCAATTCAGTAATCTCATCCATAAGATAAGGAGTTCTTTGAATTAAATCTACAATCTCTTCATCAGGTAGATTCTTTTTCATTGCCTGTGCAATAACAGGCATAAATGGGTCATGTGCAAATTGTGTTACCAAAAAATCTATGTAAGATTCTACATAATCATCTTGAACATCTAATCTTGTAGCTCCTGGAACTACCTCTTCTTCAGTTGCATATTTAAATACATCTTCATACTCACCTTTGGTTTTTCTAAATACAGATGTAAACCTTGGGTCTCTTGCATATAAGTCTTGTACTTCAGGTAAACCAAACTTAGAATTATTTTCTTTTAATGCTCCTAATCCCTTTCTAATAAAATCAGGATATTTTTCACTTAGAACTTTTCCTGAAGTTCTAAATGGTCCAGTCAAAGCAGTGTAAGGTTTAAAATCAGGATTCTGTGATTGAATTAATTTAACCATTGCAGCATTTGGGTCATTCCAAATAAGTTTTAAATATTCCCAAGGACTTCTAAATATAGATGCAAGACCTCTTGCAGACATACGCAAAGCTCCATCTGTAGTAATCTTCAATGGAAAAGCAACCCTGGTAATAAGTTGTAAAGGCATCCATGCTCTACTAATAAAAGTAAAAGCAAAATCTGTAGCTTTGAAAGGTATTTTTTCTGCACCATACTTAAATAACTGAGATGGGTCTTCTAATCCATCTTTAATAACTCCTTGCAATTCTCTTCCAATAGGAGTTGATTTATCATAAAATGTACCTGGTAATCCTTCATCAAATTGTTTTCTAACAGCATCCATACTGGTTTCAAAGTTTTTTGTTCCAAATACTTTGTTTCTTAATCTTCTTCGTAAACCTGTGTATCTTAAAATTGCTTTCATATCAGGTATGTTGATTGTCAAATCCATTGCCTGACCTGCCATTGCTAATGCGTGTTCACTAGCATACGCTTTATCAGTTTCTGACAAAAGTGTATTATGATATTGCGCTCTAGCAATAGGGTCTAAACCTTCTTGTAGTAAAGTTCTGTCATAAAATTGTGGTGATTGTGATGGTCTGTATGCTCTTCCTTTTTCACTGAAACCACGAACATCATCTAATGAAGACTCCATAAGTTCTTTAATTTCATTGTCTGACAAACCAAAAGTATATCTAAGTTGTAAAGCACCTTCACCTTTTACTAACCTGTCATAAAAAATATTTTGTGCGCCTCTATAATCTTTTCTATAAATAGCATCATAAAACTCTCTTACTAATTCATCTATTTTATTTTCAGGTATTGACATCATGTAACCTGTTTTAATAAATGTATCTACTGCTCTATCTGTTTCACCAAGATATGCCCATGGTCTTGAAGGTAATCTAACATCTGTACCACCAAAAATATCTTTCATACTTGACTGTAAAGTTCTTACTGGATTTTTTGATTTTCTACCTCCACCTCTCATGTAAGTTGCTGTGTAGTTACCATCTGTCATTGCAGCGTAAAGGTTATCTAAAAAGTTATCGTTCAATACTTTTGCTTGTATGTGAAAGTCATTAGCTTGTGTAAGGTTATTACCTTTAAATCTTACATCTGAAATAAGTCCGCCAGTCAAACTATCTTTTATAATATCAAAAGTTTTTTCAGGATTATCTACAACTTCTTTTGCCATAGAAGGACTAAATCCATTTCTAGCTAAATATGTAAAAACAGGAGCATCTTTAGCTACTGCTTGTTGTATTTCGTTTGCCATAAGAGAAATAGTTTCATCTTTATCTGCCCAGAAATCTACTGCTCTTCCACCTGCTTTTATGTAATCATCTAAATCTCTACCAACAGCAGCTAAAGTTTTACTTGTTTGTGCAGACCTACCACCTATACCGACACCAGGCAAAACCATTGTTGGGTCTGTAACAACCATCAGTCCTAGGTTTGACATAAAACCAATCCAAGAAAACCATCCATGTTTTGGGTCAAAGTTTAAATCTGCGATTTCTTCTGTTTCAGCAGATAACAACGCAGTAAATTTTGTTTCAAACTCATCATCTGTCATAGATGTAGATTGATAAGTTTGTACAAGCTTAGCTATCTCACCTTCTGTTTTTTGTTTAATATCAAAAATTACATTGTTGAGAGGTGAATACTCTCCTCCTAATGTTCCTGTAAGTGTATATCTAATTTGGTCTCCAGGAGTTGCAGGAATAGAATATTTTTTAAAACCTTCTCTACTTCTTTGTGCTTGTACAAAATATTCATTAGTACCAAAAAATTGCTCTATACCTTGTTTATTAGCATTACCTACAAGTTGATTGTATGTTTCAAAATATACATCAAGTTTTTCATTAAGTGTAAGATTTCTTTTAATTCCATCTTCTTTTATTTTTAAATTTTCTTGATATACACTTGGGAAATATTCTTTAATAACATCTATATCGCTTTGTGCAAATTTAAAATCTGTTTGTGTATCTAAAAAAGTTGTTGCATCTGCAATAGCTAATGGTGCAATATTTAATACTTGTTCAGGTATATCCATGTTTAAGTTTCTTGATGTTTCTTCTAAAGCATATCTAGCACCAAATGCTTGTAAACCTTTAAGAAAAGATTGTATTCTCCAGGTTATAGGTATTCTGTTACCTTTTGTTCCTGGGTCTCCTGCAAACTCAGAGTAATCTCTATCTAGTTCTTTACCTTGTTCAGCAGCTAATTTATTTAATTCATCTTTAGCAGCAACGCCAAATGAGTTCATAAAACCTACTTGAAAATCTTGATATAAAGAATTAATAGCAATCAACGCACCATTTAATAATGTACTTCTTCTTATAGTTGGTGGGTCAAAAAGTTCTTCTTGAGTATCTTGATATGCTTGTCTTCCATAAGCTCTTGCATCTTTTATCTTTTCCCAAAAACTTATACTTCTTTTTTTTACATCATCATCATTCCTATTAGGAACAACTGTATTTGTTTGTGTCCATAGGTTGTAATACTGTGAGCCAGTCAAACCTAATGATGCAGCAGCTATAGGTAAATCACTTTGTTCATCAGGAGTCATAGATTGAAAACTAAGAGCAGCACCACCAAGAGCATCTACATCAGCATCAGATAAAGAATTTTTAGCTGCATTAAAATTTTGTTCATCAATAGCTTTATCTTTTTGAGATTTAATCCACTCTTGACCCCAGTTTATAAAAAAGGACATTATCTGAACCTATACGCTAGTTCAGGAAACTTCTCCAGTATTATCTGTTTTGTTATTTGTGTTTGATTAGCAGGAACTGCTATATCTGTTTGTTCAGGTATGTAACCTGGTTCATTTGGAAATTCTGTCGGTGTAGAAAAAACATCAGGTTGAGGTTGACCTTGTATGACAGGTCTTGCCTGATTAATTATTTCTGATTGTTGTGGTGCTGATACTGATTCTGCTTGACCTTCCAACATTGTAGTCTGCCCTGTTGGGTCGCCTTCTTTCCTTGGGGGAGCAACTATATCAGCATACGCACCTGCCTGTGTTAAATCTGTTGCCTCACGCATTGACCTACTTTTTCTTACCATGATTCTTTTCCTTTATCAAAGTCAATAGATATACCTATAAACAATCCAGGTATCTGTGTTGGTATTAGATAACTTGTAGTAGGTTCATTCTCATCTAAAAATATTGGTGTTGTTTGTATTACTGTCTCAGTAAAATCAAATTGTGGTTTATCGATAAAGTTAGCATTAACTATATCTATAAACATCTCGTTTATTTCTTCTTCGTTGTATTCCATTATGCTCCTGGAGGCGGACCACCAAGTTGTGCTAGAAATGATGCTATATCAGGTTCTGCTACTTGTTGTCCTGGTAGTTGTTGTTCTGCAGGTTGCTCTTCTTCTTCATAAAAATCTTCTAAGATACTTGTCATTCTTGATGGATTCTTTTTTATTGCAATAGCTGCTTGTGTTGCTTTTATATTACCTTGTGCAGCTTGTGCCATTAATGATTCGAACAATACTGTTTCTGCTTTTTCAGATACGATTCTTTGTTGTATCTTGCTTATATTGTCTAGTCCATCCATATTTTCTTGTAATGTCTGTGTATCTATAATTCCTTGTTGTTTTAACTGTAAGCCTGTAATAATTTTTTGCGGTTCATCAAATCCTGCCATGACACCATACACTCTTCTTGTTGAGTGATACTGTGCAATGTCTGATGTAGGAACATAAGTTTCTTTATAAGCTGTGCCTTTGTGAAATCCTGCAATAGGTTTTCTTTGACCAGGAAACATCTCCTCATCATATTCTAATCTTTTTGCATCTAGTTCTTGTAAGGCATCTGCTAATACAGATTGATACTCTCTTACATGCAATGATGCAGACTGACCAAGTTCTTCTAATCCTCTACCAGTAACAAATGCGTTTGGAGATTGTCCATCATCTGATACAGGATAAGCTGCACCTAGTCGTAAGTGTCGTTCTAATCTATCTACTTGTTGAAATAGTTGATATGGTAAATTATTTACAGGTTTTGATACTGATGAACCAGGCGCAAGGTAGTTAACAGCAAACCTACCTTTTCTGTATTTGCCTGATTCAATCTCACCTGTAATATTTGTTTCAGTAAATACTGCATCTTCCATAGCAATAGTTCCAAGAATATTTATCTTTGCCATATTTGACATAAGACCTGTGATGTGTTGGAACTGACTTTGCATTTGGTCAAAAGAAAATCTTTTAGCTATTACAAAACATGGACCTGATTTCAATGGATTCTCCATGTAATCTATAATCTTTCTATTCTCAGGCAAAAATACATAAGTACCTTCACTGTCTTTGTATTCGACTACAATCTTTCCATTACCATTTGAGTTTGCCCAACTACCATGTCTATCTGAATAATCTAACATAGCACTGTATGGGTCTTGTTCTGTATTTTCGTTTGTGCCATAAATAAATTTTTTGGCATCAGGATATTGTTCTGCCAATACTTTGTGCGGCACTCTAGTTATTATTGCTAGTTCTGTAGGTTGTTGGTCATTACCAAAATATCCTGGATAACAAGTAAAAGGGTCTCTTAGTTCTGCGTATGGATATGGCACACCATTCTTGTCTCTTTTGTGTGATATAGTCCAAACAACAAAACCATAACCTGGTAACCATCTACCTACTTGTGGTAACTGCATACTAAGTTTTTGAAACTTATCATAAGACATAACTATTCTTTCGAGTTTCTCTGATTTCTTCTTTGCTCTCTCAGAATCTTTTTCGTTTATTATGTCAACTTTTAAATCAGGACTTCTACCTAATTTTTGTGCAAATCTATCTAGTGCAGTTAAAAATAAGTTAGGTGCAGGTAATTCGTGATACTCAACATTGATTGAGTTACCTAGTAAAGCACGAACTGCTGCCTCACCACCATTCATGATATCTCTGATTCTTGACCTATCAACAATAGATTCTTGATTGGTTACTCTAAGATAATCAATTTTGTCGTATAATTTATCGCTATCTAAAGGCATTTATCTCCATGTGTCTACATCCATATTACTAGGTTCGTACCCAGTAAAGCTAGGTTCATATTCATAACCAAGCTCTGCAAATCTTTCTTTCTGCATACGCCTAATTGCTCTCATTGGAAACCAACTAGCCATAACAATGTCAGTCTTTGTACCCACACTCTTGCTTTTATTTTTAGCAGAGCTGAAATAAACCAACTGACTTGTATATAAGTTTACCTTTTCTTGAGCCTCATAGCTAAGATATGGCAAAGAAATTTTTTCTTCCTGGAATAGTGGTCTCATTGCAGTAACACCATACAAAGGGTCAAATTTATTTTTATTTGTTTCATGTCCTTCAAGATGTACACCATGCACACTTGCAAACTCTCTAATACTTTTATCTTGTCTTATAGCTTTCTGAAAACCATTTTCTTCGATAACCCAGTGTGAACAATTATATTGTTTCCACCATCCTTTTATTATTTCTAAAGCCTGTGGTATACCACCACCAAGACTGTTGTTCATATCGACCATATATAATTTATTCTGTACATTGTCGTATGCCCAAAGAAAAGCTGCTTGATAACCTGTAGATGCAGGGTCTAGTCCTGCAATCAATCTTGTGCCTGGAGGTATATGACCAATGTCTCTTTTTTGTTCTCGACATGTTTCTATCTCTACTCTGTCAAACAATGCAAGACCTTCAGGCATTGCAATATTAAGATAAACCATTTCATAAATTGCTCTACCACCTGTAGTTTCTGCTGCTCGTTTTCTATCCATCAACCATTTAAAACTTCTCTTACTAGCCCATAACATACAGTCAACATGTTCTTGTTCTTCAAAGTCTGCTATTGTGCAACCTGTATCATGTGCCTCTTCTACTATTGTTTTCCAAGATTCGTTTTCTAATAAATGAGAATACAAGTCATCATAATGTTGTCTTGAACCTATAACTACCATTGCAGTATGTTCCTCTTTACGACTTGACAATGTTGTAGTCCACCAGTTTCTTGTGTTTTCTCTTGAGGATGGTTGCATGGTAGAAGTGTGGTCTTCAATGTCATCTGCAATAATCAAATCACAATCTCTTGACAATATCTTTCCTCCTCTACCAATGCCTACCATTGTCGGACTTTTAATTCCAGTAACTGTCCTCGTACCAACTGTAAAACCATTTTGAGACCAAGACTTACTTGATTTTGTTTTAGGTTTAAATTTTGCTCCTGGTCCGCATATCTCTTCTATTAGTAACTCGTTGTTTTCTAACTGGTCCATAACTGATAGTAAAGAGTTTTTTGCAATGTCTTCATTTCCACCAACCCACATAATTCTTATGTTTGGATTGTTGCATATCAACCACACTACAAAATGTATCAATAGTTCTGTCTTACCATGTCTAGGTGGAGATAGAATCATTTGTTGTTCACCTTCATCAATAGTATTCATTATTGATTCAATCCATTTTTGATGAAACTCAGGTGTCTCAAATTTTTTGCCTTGCTCTGTTCTAAAATATCTTGCTCTAAACTTTCCAAAATCTTGTAAAGAAGTTTTGGCAACTTTTGGTAAACTCCAGTTTTTTTGTTCTTCTTCTTGTCTTAAATCCTCTAGGTATGCCTGGTATGCCATAGATACTGCAGCAGCAGTTGTGTTTAAAATTTTTGCTACCTCTGTTAGATTTATTTTCTTTTCGTATAAATCTAAAGCTAGTCCTGATTCTTTTATGTCTTCGTAAACTTGCCCTCTACGACTTGCTACATTAGTTTTTTGACTAGGTATGTTTAGTGTATCTTCTTCTTGAGACCATTCGACTCCTGCCTTCCTGGCTCTTTTCTTTTGCATGTTGATTCTGTTAGAACATTTATCAGAACAATATTTTCTTTTGCCTTTTGGTAAAGGTCTATGACATCCTGCTGCATAACATATTTTTTTATTTTCTTGCATAGTTTTTACATTTTTTGTTTTGACATTTCATGTCATCACTTGGCAATAAAGGTTCTTCGCACCTTGGACAACTAATTATCAAGTGCGTTTCTTTTTTCGACCTGCCTCCACTCTTGATTTTTGTATTGCTTTTAGATTTACTTTTCTACCTTCTCTATATGCCTTAGCTGTTCTTTTAATTTCTGCAGCTCTTTTTTTTGCAGCAGAATCAGATAACCCACTTAAATATTTTGCAGGTACACCATATCTATAAGGTTGTGTTCTTTTACTCATTTTTTAATCTTTTTGATTTTACCATTTTTTGTTCGAGCAAACTTGTGTGTTTTAGTTTCTCGAATCAAAGTACCATAGTGTCTTTTGCCACCCCACATCCAACTAACCTGTGCCATTACATCTTCTTTTTAGTTTTTTTGACACCACGCTTTATATCGTTGTCTTGTGAGTGTCCACCTCTAATAAAAGAATTTACTCTTCCCATAGACCATGCTGCCATGGATGTGCCTCTTGAACCTGATGATACATAAGCACCTTGTCCTCTACGATATACTTGTGCTAATTGTCCATAAGTATATTTTGACTTAGCTGCTTTTTCTCGCAATGTTTTTTTTGCTTTTTCAGGTATTGCCATTATTTACCTACTTTCTTTTGTGCGTTGACATGTGCTTTGTTAAAGCTAGTACCTCTACGCATAGAGTTGTACATGTACTGCATGTGTTTTTTTGTATGATGCTTAGAATGTTTCTTCATAGCATTCTGTTGACTCTTGGTCAACTTAGATACATCTACACCTTTTACTTTCATATCACCACATCTTGCAAGACCAATACCTTGCAGTTGTCTTATCTTTAGCAGTATCACATCTGTGTCTAGCTCTAAATGATTTTCTAGCTGCAGGGTTGTCTTTGCGTATCTCCATGTTTGGGTCTCCAAACATAATCTTTTTTATCTTACCATTATCGTTTACATAAACTTTAAATTTTTTTCTACCATGTCCTGGTTCGCCTTTGCTTATCCTGGATGGTTTATTTAATGTAACTGATTTACCTTGGTATGTTGCCATAATTACATCTTTGGTCTTCGTTTACTGTCTCTGAGTTTTTTAAAATCTGCGGCAGTAATTTTATCGAAGGGTGGTGCAACTCGTGCAAGTTTTTTTTGTTTTGGACTGTAATCTTTGAAAGGCATTACATCCTCTTCTTCTTTTTTTTCATACCTTTTTTTGCTTTATGATATGGCATAATATACTCCTTTTTTATTTTTACTATACCACATTATAACAAAACCCTCGGTCAGTTGCCTGGTCCAAGGGTCTTGTCATCAATCTAAACAAAGAAAGGGGTATGAACAAAAAATTACGAAACTTTTTGTATCCCAATATTTATTATAACAACACTTGTTGAATATGTGTAAAAAAATTTTTTTAAAAACTTGGGGGATGTAAAGACAGGGTGTAGTAAAAGGGAGAACAACTACAAAAACATCCCCCATAAAATCCTACCATAAATAGAAATACCTGCTAGGCTCTAAGTAAACATTTTGATTCTCTTGCTTTTAGAAAGAATCTTAAGATAAAACTCTAAACAAAGTGGATTAGCAAGACCATATTCGCAGGTTATAGCTGCTTTGCTCAAATATTTAAATTAGGTGGTCATAAACTTAGTCATTGGTTGGGAGGGTTGACACAGGGTTAGCTGTATTCAATTAGATACAATTCAAGTAAAGTACCTATATATAGAGTACCCTTTAGATTACACTACATATAGTGGGTCAAACTTAACAGATATTCTCTAAATACTACACACTACACTACACAGCACCGCACATTAAACCCCCCTATATCTAGTGTTATTGTAATATATACAACATATTGTGTTGTGCAAATATCTGCATATATATTGGTAAATACTGCCAACATACTGCAAACATATAACCACCCCTGTACCTGTTTTAAACTTTTCTAACACAGGGGATGGGTGTTAATTTAATTGAGGTATCTCCACAAAAAAAATATATAAATCCTGTAACCTTTTTGTAACCTATTTAGTCTAAGTTGTACAAACAAGAAAGGGTAAATATGACAGAGCAAGAAATCAGGAAAGCAATAGACACTGTACTTAAATTAGCAGTACAAGATACAGAGGTCTTAAACAAGAAGGAAAAACAAAGTCTAGTATTCGACTTAGTTTGGGTAAAAGGTAACTTAGATAAATTTGACCTAAACATATAAAAAGAAAAGAAATTACCCTGTAACCATTTCGGTTGCAGGGTAGTCAAAAGATATGAAAAAGGAGAGACAATGAATATAGAACCATTAAAAGATGGAGAACTAGAAAAGATGACAGAAGAGCAGAAAGAACAAAGACTTCAAGAAATCTTTAAAGCTCAAGCACTAAGCGGAGAATTATTCGAAGAGGATAGTTTAGAAGATGAGATTAAAGAGTTACTTATGAACAACTTTAAGGATGTTCATGAAAGTTCAATCGATACAGTGCATAGATACATTATGGACTTAATCGTAAGAAAATATGGGGAAGAATAACTGTAACCTTTTTGGTTAAAGGGTAGTCAAAAGATAAAGAAAGGGTAAACAATGGAGAAAGAATACTTAGAGGCAATTACAAAAGTAATTGATTTGGATGTAGAACTTGATTTATTAGATGGTACTACATTTGTAGAATTGCAGAATATACAAGCAAAATTACAAAGAGAATTAGAAGGGTAAAGATGCAAGATACAGGAAACTACATACTAAGTGCAAGAAATGGTAAAGAACATTTTGTACAAGACAGGTTGGACTGGTTGGCACAAGATACAATATGCGGACAGTTTGTGAGGGGTACAACTACCGAGAAAAAATATACCAAATCAGTAAGCTGCAAAAAGTGTATGACTAAAGCAGGGTATATCAAGAAGGAGAAAACTGTTGGACCTGAAAGTAGTCCAGGGGTTATCGGTTATAGGGTAACAATGTACAGAGTGCTTAAAGAGTTCGACAACAACAAAGTAGGAGATATCGTGGAGGGCGATACCTACAACAGAGAAAGGGAAGGGTAAACAATGACAAAAGAATATAACGAAATATATCAGGTGGACAATCTCAAGACAGAAAAGAGAGAGTACAAAGATGATATATGTATAGAGCTACAAGATATAGAGAGAACCTATATGGATATGCAGTTCTATACTGCGGTTCACTACACTGCAAAAGGTTGGTGGGGTAGTGATAACTTTAGACTACGCAGAGATAAAAGAGTAAATAGATACAATGATGGAGCTTGGGAAGTCTCCTGGAGTAGTGGTGGTTTTGAGGCTACCATCAGTCTTATTGAAAGACTTGAGACAGTTCAGCAAATCATGGAAGATATGAAACACTTTTTAGAATTTGGGGAGTTTTTATTCCAAGATGAAACAAAAGCAGAGGAAGAATAACTGTAACCTTTTACAAGTTACAGAGTCTAAACAAACAAAGGAGAACAAATGAAAACAATATACAAAGAACCTAGATTAAGTAAGCCTGAAGTAAATGTAGTTACAAAGGTAACAAATCTAGTAAGCACAGGGAACTTAAGAAGAGAAGAGGGAACTAGATACGATAGAATCATATCTTACAATACTCCAATCGCTTATGTGGTAGATGTTGAAAATGGTTCGTTCATAAATGAAACTAAAGTAATTTTATGTAATGAGTTTTATTCTATGACTACTGCAGTACACAAGAATATAATAAAGGACTTATATCAAGCATGTTCAGTAGGAGAGTTTGAATATGATGCCTTCGTTAAGAGAGCTGAAAGAGATGGGGTGGATGTTATTGGCGGTTGGAACAACTAAGACAAACATTAATCAAATACTGATTGATGAGACCAAACTACATACTAGAAAATCAAATATGTGGGAGGTCAATAACCCAAGAGTAACTGCAATAGCAATTCATTTCTTAGATGGTATTGAGAGGTCCAAAGACTTTTCATACAATCAGTTGTTAGATATAAAACATTTGTTATATACCTGGATAGATGTACTGGGGAGACCTGATGCAGCTACTGATTTATTACAAGAAATAAGGGAGGAGGAATAATGATTTATATTTTTAGATGTCCTCCTATCAATCATCTTATAGTAACAGAGGATGAGCCATACCAAGTAGCAGGAGTCTATCCTATTTGTGATGAGTGTTACTGGATAGCCAAAGATGGTAGTGAGTAACAGTAGTTTACAAATAAAGACAACACAGGTAGAATTAAATAGATGTTTATTTTAACTATTATACATCTAACAGGCGAACAGGAAGTCTTTGAATTTGAGACAGAGCAAGATGCACTGGTTAAGATTCGACAGTACAAAGACTTAGTGAGTTGCATAACTAGATTAGAATATAAAGAAACAGTTAGTTAATAAAACTAATTCAAATAGAAAGGGAGTAATGACAAATATTTTTGATGACCCCAAAAGTATTAAAACATGGTCAATCAAACTAGCTAACGCATGTGGAGGACAAAAGGTAGAAAAGTCTATTGTAATGACCTCCTTAAACACAGTGCGAATCGCAGAGCTACTGGATGAATTTGTAGCGGACCACAACGAAAACACAATGAAGATTGCAGAACAATTAGAGAATGCAAAGAAGGAGGAAGAGTAATGTTTAGTATCGAAGGATTAATTATTGCAGCAATGTTCGGTTCATTGATGACAATATTATTTACAGGATTAAAAGATTTATTTAGAGAGGCACTTAGAGATTTAGGTATGTTAATCACACATAAGAGAGAGGACAAGATGAGGAAAGATACATGGATGAATTATTAAACAGATTGTATCTACAAAATATAATCGTGGACAACGCCAAGAAAACAACAGAGGCAGAAATAAAACAGAGAGATAAATTAATGTGTGAAACTTTTGCGCAGGGTATTCCTGTTCAAACAATAGCAAAGAAATTAAAATTGAGTAGGCAAAGAGTCTATAAAATTTTATTAAAAAATATGTAACTTAATTACCAATGTGTAGTCTAAGTAACAAAGATAAAAAAGGGAGAACAAATGAAAGTAAAAAATAACAAACGAGTAAAGCTCGAATCTATATATATGAAAAGACCAATGATAATCATTGATACTTTTAATGTAGGCACAGAGGAAGAGCATACAATAAGAACGCCTTATTATGGTGCATCAGGTTACATTGTAAATAACATGTATGATGGTAAATTTGCCTATGATGTATTTTATGATGATGTTTTTGGTGGTGTGATTTATGCTGACAAATTAGAATTAGCTAAACCAATAGCATTAGCACATAAGGAAAGTGAGTTTTATTTTTGCAATCCTAATGCAGAAGTAAGAGTACAAAGAAGAAACCATAATGAAGATAGAGATTATGACAAATATGGAGTCCTTGTAAATTACAAACCAAGAAAAAGTGCTACCTTATGTAAAGCAGAGGAGGAATAATGGCTAAGTTTAATTTAGATAATTACGAAACAGTAGAAGACAGACTTAAAAAGTTTTGGAAAGATTTTCCAAATGGTAGATTAGACACACAAGTTATACATATTACAGAGGATGGTACATGCGTAACAATAAGGTCTGAAATATATAAAGATATAAATGATGTCAAACCAGTCAGCACTGGTATAGCACAAGAAACTAAAGGACAAGGTGGATTTGCAAATGCAGATGCGTGGATGGAAAATGCGGAAACCTCGAGTTTAGGTAGAGCTTTAAGTAACTGGAACTATCAAGGCACTAATAAACCTAGACCAAGTAGAGAAGAAATGTCTAAGGTGCAAGTAGAAAAGAAACCAGTAAAGAAACCTACTCAAGAAGAACAAGCAGCTATGGAGAAAGTAGTTGATGAGATGGTAGCTGAACCAAAATCTACAAGCAATGCTGACCAGGTAAACCACATGCTCAAAGAGATGATACCTAACCAGGACCAAAGAGATAAGATAAAACTTAAGATATACAATGAGTTAGTTCCTGACCAGTTAGATGTAGATATTGAGAAGTGGTCATTAGAACAGGTTGGTATGTTCATGGATGTTGTAGAAAAAGAACTTGAAGTTGTTGATGAAATCTCTGTTGTGTTTGATACAGAGATTCTAAAGGTATGTCCTGTATGTAACACATCAGGAAACATAGAAGACAATAGAGAAAAGAAAGCAGATGAACCTGAGAAGTTTGGTAAGATACCTGACTTTGCATGTAGTAACTATGGAGATAAAAATGGTTGCGGCAAAGGTTGGTGGATAGGTAATGAGGGATTACCTAAAGAGTGGCTTTAGAACCTATAGGAAATGGTGGGATAGATAAACTATTGGAGAAGTTGCGAGTTCGATACCCTTCTCATGACTTCTCCTTACCACCTAAACCTGACACCAAATGTAAACAAGAGTACGAGTGTAAGAAACTATTTAATGTAACTTACAGCGACCAGGAAGGAAACATTTATTGTGGTAGACAGTATAAAAAAACTAGCAAAGATAATCCTTACATGTGGGAGTATAGGGAGTGTCATGCTTTATTACAGAAAGCAACTCCAAAAGATAACAGAAGAGAACTACCTTTTTGAAGATTGATATGAGATACACAAACACATACGCAGAAAGACAAGATGTTCCTGATGTTGCTGATATAAAAATGCAGAAGTATCTTAAACACAAAGGTCTTAAAGAATATAAAGATTGGTTGAAGATTGGTACAGACCCAAAAGAAAATAAATTAAATTACTTTTGGTTGGTTACCGCAGTGATAAACATACCTGATTATTGTGTCGTGGTAAACAAAAAAGTTTACCTGGTAGAAGTAAAGGGAACTAAAAGAATAAAAGAATCTGATTACATGAAACTAGAAGAGCTGCATAAAAAAACAATACCTTATGATGAAGTCTTTGTAGGTATTATGTATTTTGGAACAGGTCTTAAAAAACCTATGTGGATTCCTTTCAGTGCATTGAAAGGTATGTGGGAAGATAAGAATACTATATGGGGTTACTATGAAAAAGATTTTTTAGGTAATCCAAAGTTGTATAAGATTCTACCTATATAAGGAGGAAGTATGATAAATAAAAATGGTTCAGGTCCATTGAGAAACTGGATATTAGATGACCCAGTTATTGATGACTTAGATGAAGAGCTTGAAGAAGAATGAGTAAATTAAGTAAACCTCTAAGCAAATTTTGGGATGTACAGATTGCAAATCAAAATGTAGTTGCTAAACCTTTTTCAGGTAGTTGTATGTTTTGTGGAAAAAAAATTACAGAACAGGATGATGACCACAGTGTTTGCAACTTATGTTGGAGTAAAATATAACACAAGAAAAAAAAAATAAAAAAAAGTCTGTAACCTTTTTTTTGTTTAGAAGTCTAAGTAGTGTACGCAAAAAAAGAAAAGGGGTATTATGCCAAAACATAAATCAATAACAAACGATACATTAGCTAATGAGATGTTAGCAAAACATCCTAAAATTAATGCAATGTACTCTAAAAGGTACAAATTAAAATTAGGAACAGAACAAGAATTAGCTAGAGTCAGAGTAGCTAGAAAAATAAACAAAGATAAATTACATGGTCATACCATTGAAAGAAATGAAGATACAATTTCTATTTGGGATATGCGAGGTAATTATTCTGATGTTCTTAAAACTTCTGACCATTTTACAGGAGACACTCACTACCCATTTATCAAACTATCTGTAAGACAAAACAGAAAAGATTTTGGATTGCTTGTTGAGGATATTGATTATGCAATCAATGTACTCAATAAAGTCAAAAAGAATATTCAAGAAGAAATAGATAACCTTAAACAATCTTAAGGTTATCCCATCCTTTCTTGTTGATTGTAAAAGTTAACACTCCA